CGCAATCTCCTCCTGGGTGTAGTTCCCGTCCAAGAATAGAGATCGTGCAATGCTCTTCTTATCGATATTTGTCTTTGCCATCCATTTCTTGTTTTGCATGCAAATTTCCCCCTTTTTTCACTAATGGTGAAATTGCAAATTAATCATATACGCCTGAAATGCAATGGTGTACATTCCGTATTACACCATATTTTTACGATTTTTCGGGTTCGTTTTTTCACCTTAATTTTGCCGAAAAATCAAATACGGTGCAAAAGAAATTCTTCAACATAATTCCCAGTGACGGCGAAGTGGCCATACTCTTATATGGCGACGTGGGCGACGGGCAGCGCGTGGACAGCGGCCGCGTGGTGGCCGAACTGATGGCACTGCAAGCGCAGTACTCCAAAATTGATGTGCGCATCAACAGCCGTGGTGGTGACGTGTTCAGCGGCATCGCGATATATAATGCATTGCGCACGAGCAAGGCGGACATCACTGTCTATATCGACGGAGTGACGGCGAGCATCGCGGGCATCATCGCGTTGTGTGGCAAGCCCTTGTACATGTCGCCATACGCAAAATTGATGCTGCACGCCGTGAGCGGCGGCACATGGGGCAACGCATCGGAACTGCGCCAGATGGCCGAGGTGATGGAAAATCTACAAGGCGATCTCGCCTCGATGATAGCCGGACGGTGCGGGATGAAGAAGGACGAGGTGCTGGCCAAGTACTTCGATGAGAAGGACCACTGGATTTCCGCACAGGAGGCACTCTCGATGAAACTCATCGACGGCATATACGACATGGACGACGAGGCTGTGAACGCAGGGTCGACCGATGAGATATATACATATTTCAACAACAGGCTGCAAACGCAGCCACAAAACAAAGACAAAGGAATGGCACTATTGGAATCATTGAAGGGCATACCCTCGTTCGCCAATCTGGCTGACGAGAATGCCGTACTCGCGCACGCTCGCGAATTGGAGAACAAGGCCGCCAAGGCCGATGCCCTAGCGCAAGCCGTTGAGGGCTACAAGAAGAAACTGAAAGATGTGGAGGATAAGGAAATTGTGGCCGTCGTAGACAAGGCAGTTGCCGAACACCGCATCACCGCCGAGCAGAAGGAAGCCTTTATGGCGTTGATGAAAACTGACCGCGAGAACACTGAGAAGTTGCTTGCGAGCATGAAGGCACGTCCCTTCCGCCGCATAGTAGACGAACTCCGGGATGAGACCGGTTCGCCTGCGAACTTGCCCGGCAAAAGCTGGGACGAACTGGACAAGGCCGGCAAGCTATCGGAGCTGCGCAATGCGGACTTCGAGACATTCAAGGCCAAGTACAAGGAGAAGTTTGGCCTCGACTACAAGGAATAGGACGACATTATAACAACATTAAAACAGCAATAGAATGGCATTGAATATCAGTATTTGGCAGACCACGCTTGTCGAGAACTTCTACCCCGACAACAGTTTCGCCTCAAAATCGGTGGACGACTCCGCATACGTTAAGGCGAAGAAAGTGATCATCCCCAACGCGGGAGCTCCATCGAAGGTGCGGAAGAACCGTACGGTTAAACCAGCGACGGTGAACCAGCGAACCGACAACGACTTGGAATATGAGATTGACGAGCTAACCACCGACCCGATCTACATTCCGAACATCGACACGGTGGAACTGTCGTATGACAAGCGCACCTCAATAATCAGTAACGACCGCGAAGAGCTGCAGAATTCTGCGGAAGAGAACATTTTGGAACGCTGGGGTCTTGGGGTTCCCTCAAAAAATGTGTTATTCACTACGGGTACGACGGAGCGCGAAGCACACACTTCGGAGACGGCCACAGGCAAGCGTAAAAGCATCACCAAGGCTGACTTGCTGAAGATCATGACACGCATGGACGCGGACAACGTGCCAAAGGAGGGACGCCACATCCTGCTCGATGCGTACATGTACGCCGATTTGCTTGAAAATCTCTCGGAATCGGATAAGTGGATGTTCCAAAACTCAGCCGACGTGCAGCGCGGCATAGTTGGTAAACTCTGGGGGTTGAACGTCATGACACGCAGTCAGGTTCTGCGCGTGAAGACCGACAAGAGCCTCTTGGGTTGGGACCAGGAAGCCGTTGCGGGAGAGATGGCCGCTGCGCTGGCTTGGCACGACAAGTCGGTGAGCCGTGCGATGGGCGAGGTGAAGATGTTTGACTCTACCAACAATCCGATGTATTATGGCGACATCTATTCGTTCTTGCTCCGCACGGGCGGCTCGGTGCGCCGTTACGACAAAAAGGGTGTTTACCTGCTCGCGGAAGCGGCTAAGTAAAGAAAGGGCTGAATTATGTTACCAAGAATTAAGATTCAGTTTTTAAATGGTCAGCTGGGCACCGTGGGTGAAAGCCCTGACGGCCTGTTCGCCCTGGTGTGCGGCGCATCTGCCGTTACCAAGAAAATGGAACTGGACAAGGCCTACACCCTGCATTCGTTCGATGAGTTGGCCAAGCTGGGCGTTACTTTTGAGAACAACCCTCGCCTGCATAAGCACGTGAAGGAGTTCTATACCGAGGCCGAGGAGGGTACGAAGCTCGTCATCTTCCCTGTGGACAAGACGAAGACGTTCACCGAGCTGCTCGATAAGGACACGGGCGTTGTCAAGGAACTCGTTACGGCGCAGAACGGTGCGTTGCGCGGCATATTCGTTGCCGGCGACGGACGCGAAGCCACCCTTACCACCAATGGGCTGGATGATGACCTCTTCACCGCCTTGCCCAAGGCGCAGCAGCTGGCCGAATGGGCCACGACGCAGCTCTACGCCCCGCTCTTCATCGTCATCGAGGGGCGCGGCTACAAGGGCGGTGCGGTGAAAGACCTGCACGGCGAAGCCTACAACCGCGTGGGCGTGCTCATCGGCGACACGGTGAAGGCATCCGAGGGTGCGGCAGTGGGCGTAATGGCCGGGCGACTGGGCTCCGTACCCGTGCAGCGCAATATCGGCCGCGTTAAGGATGGCGCGTTGAAGCCAATCGCCATGTACCTGGGTGACAAGCCTGTGGAAGAGAACGCCTCGGCCGTAAGCGACTTGTACGATGCCGGCTACATCACCCCTCGCAAGTACGTGGGCAAGGCCGGCTACTTCTTCACCGACGACCGCCTGGCGTGCGTCCCCACCGACGACTACGCCCACATCACCGCCCGGCGCACCATTGACAAGGCCTACCGCATCGCCTATGCCGCACTGCTCGACCTGATGCTCGACGAGCTCCCCGTGAACGAGGACGGAACGCTGCAACACGGCATCATCATGGCCTGGCAACAGATGATGGAGAACGCCGTCAACCGCGCCATGACGGCGCAGGGCGAACTCTCTGCCGACGAGGACGGCGCAGGTTGCAAGGCCTACATCGATCCGGCGCAGAACGTTCTTTCGACATCGAAGATTGAACTCGTGCTCAAAGTGCGGCCGTTCGGCTACGCTCGTTATGTGGACGTCAAGCTTGGATTCCAAGTGGAGACGGCAGGTAAGTGACATTCTGTGGGCGGGCTTCGCGCCCGCCCGCCTAACGCATCAAACAAAAAGGCAATGTTCAACAGCAGAGAATACGAATGGGCGGACATCAACGTGGTGATGGGCGGAAGGCCCGTCACCGGCATCCGCGGCATCAAGTACAACATCAAGAAAGAGAAGGAACTGCTCTACGCCAAGGGCAACCGTCCGCACGCGGTGCAGAGCGGCAACTACGATTACAGCGGTGAGATAACGCTGCTGCAGAGTGAGTATCTCGCCCTGCGCGAGGCGGCCAAGGGCGACATTCTCGCCGCCCAGCTCGATGTGGTGGTGGCATACGGCAACCCCACCCGCGGAGACGCCATCTCCACCGACATACTGGTGGGCGTGGAGTTCACAGAAGACAACACCGAATGGAAGCAGGGGGACAAGTTCCAAGAAAAAACCATCCCCTTCGTCTTCATCGATAAGAAATAGGCATAACCCAAACACCGAGATTATGAAATATACGAAACAACAGATTGAGGAGTGGAAGGCCAAGCACGGCGAACTCTTCGAGATTACCATCGACGGGAAGAGTTGCATACTGCACCGTCCAACGCGTCAGAACCTGAGCTACGTCAGCGTGTTGACAGATCCCGTCAAGATGACCGAAGTCATGCTCAACCAGCTCTGGGTGGTGGGCGATGAGGAAATCAAGACAAAAGACGATCTCTTCCTCGCAGCAAGTCAGAAGATGCAGGAGGTTCTTGAAGTGAAGGAGGCCGAGATAAAAAAGCTTTAGAGGATGCCGAGGTGGACATATCCGACGGCGTGGACGTCCTCTTCTTCAACACCGTGATGCGCTACTACCTGCACCTCGACCCCGATACGCTTTCGGACGAGGAGTGGGCCCACACGTACAAGTACCTAGGCGAGATTAGAAAAGCGGAAGCAAAAGCGAAAGGCGATGGATAATGTATTGAAGTTCCTCATCAAGCTCAAGGCCGACAAGGGCAATGTCGTGTCGGTGGCCAGGCAGACCGAACAACAGCTGGATGCCATCAACCGAAAAGCATCGGTTGTCGGGCGCGGCTTGCGAAAGGCGTTCTCGTTGGACGGGTTCAAGGGCTCGCTCATGGCCATACCAGGCATGCAATTCCTGATGAACCCATACACGATGATAGGTGCTGGCATCGGGGCGATGGTGCGGCTGGGCGCGCAAGCGGAGAGCGTGAACGTGGCCTTCACCACGCTGGTGGGCAGCGAGCGTAAGGCCGCCGAGATGCTTGGGCAGATAAACGATTTTGCTGCACACTCGCCCTTCGGCAAGATGGACCTCACCAAGTCTGCGCAGACCATGCTAAACTTCGGCGTGGAGACGGGCAAGGTGTTGCCGCTGCTGCGCCAGTTGGGCGACATATCGGGCGGTGATAAGGACAAAATGTCGGCCTTGTCGCTGGTGATGGGCCAAGTGTCGAGCACGGGCTATTTGATGGGACAAGACCTGCTGCAGTTCATCAACGCCGGGTTCAACCCAATCCAGGAGCTGTCCCAGATGACCGGCATATCCGTCGACAAGCTCAAGGATAAGATGGCCAAGGGGCAGATAACGTATCGGAATGTGGAACAAGCCATAGCCCATGCCACTGATGCGGGCGGCAAGTTCAACGGCATGATGGACAAGCAGAGCCAGACGCTCTCGGGCAAGTTCAGCACGCTGATGGACATAGTGAAGCAGGGTGCAATAGACCTATCGCAGAGCGTTAATACGCCCATCGCCGAGGTTGTGGAGAAGATAACCGCTGCCATTCCCAAGGTATTCGCCGTCTTTCAGGCCGTTTTCTCGGCCATCTCCGCAGGCATCGGGTTCGTGGTGCGGTTCCGCACGGCGTTCATGTTGTTGGGCGGTGCGGTGCTCACGGTATGGGCCGTCTTCCGCACGTACACGATGGCATTGGCCGCCTACCAGGCCATCACCACGCTGGTAACGGCCGGTACGAAGATATGGACGGCCGCGCAGTGGCTGCTAAACGTGGCCATGACGGCCAACCCCATAGGGCTCATCGTCGCAGGCATGGCCGCGCTTATAGCCGTCATCGTCTACTGCTGGACGAAGTTTGCGGGATTCCGCGCATTTCTCATCACAATGTGGGATGTTTGGCGCAAGTTCGGCGATCTCATCAAGACCTATGTGGTGGACCGCATCAAGGAACTCATCCGTGGCGTAGGGCTGCTGTCCAAAGTATTCTCCAAGCTGTTCTCGGGCGACTTCAAAGGCGCGGCAGCCGACTTTGCAGAGGGCGTGAAGAACGTCTCTGGCGTGAACAGCGCAGTGCAACTGGTGAAGAACACTGTGGGCACCGTGCGCGGCATCGGCGGCACGTTTCAGAAAAACCTGGCCGCAGAGCGCGCCAAGGACAAGCAGAAGGAGATGAAGAAAGGCGAGCGTTCAGCTCTCTCCACACCAGGGCTAAAAGGCAGTGCGGCTGTCGGGGACGTGGTGTTCGGTTCAGGCAAGGGCAAAGATAAGGCCGGTAAGGGCAAGAAAGGCCGCCGCTCGGCCGAGGAGATCGCCACAGGCGGCCGACGCTCCACCAGCATCACGATGAACATCTCCAAGTTCTTCGACACGCTGCACGTGCACATGGCCGACAAGGCCGACACGGCCGAACTGGAGCGCATCGTGGTGCAAAGCATGAACCGCGCGCTGGCCATCGCCACCAGCACCGACCGTGGGTAACTCGTAAACTCATAAGTACATGAACAACGTAACGCGCTTTGCGCTGGAAAACGTGGCACTCCGCATCACGGGCGGCAAGATACCTCCCTACTGGCTGTTCCGCGATGCGGGCATCCGCCAGGTTGACGAGGGCGACTACTCCGCCATCCGCGCCATGAGCGACGCTGAACTTGCCGACATGGTTCGCACCAACGCCCTGGGGTTGCCGATGGCCATGCCGTTGAGCCTGAAGCTCGAAGAGCCAGGCGCAAAGGAATGGCTGCTGCCCTTCGAGCCAATGATTAGCCTCACAGGCAAGCACATCATTAAGCGCAGGCAGGTGAACAAGGGGCAAATCCGTGGCTCGATAAAGGAACGGTGGGCACAAGACGATTACGACATCACCATCGAGGGCGTGCTTATCGGTACCGATGGCCGATACCCTTCGGCCAACGTGGCCCGGCTCAAGAACTTCTGCGAGGCGGCCTCCGTCACAGCCCTGTCTCCCCTGCTCGAGGTGTTCGGCATATCGCGCATAGTGATAGAGAGCTGGGACATGCCATTTACGGCAGGCGAAGCCAACCAGAACTACTCAATCAAAGCATACAGCGATGACATATACAAGTTGCTGTTGGAGAAATAGAAGCCCCCCCCCCCCCCCCCCCCCCCCCCCAGCCCCCCCCGGGCCGCGTGCCCCGGAAGACCATGGGCGCCCTCGTCGCCGGAGCCATCGAAGCAGCCGGCGGCGTCGC